CGGATAAAGTAGTAACATTAGAGTTCCTTTCACAAGATACTAAGAGGTCTTTGAATTATGATGTTAGTGCTTTGGAAAAAGGACTTTTAGTTACTGATTATATTCACGGAGAAACCAATGTTATTATCAAAGGAGACTTAGACGGATTTACTATTTACGGATTTGAGGAAAATAATCTTATGTCTAAAAATGCTTTAGCCGATTTGGATATGTGGAAAGCCAAAGCAGAAGAAATAATGAAAACCAAACAATCTAAATTGACTGGCGCAATATTTCAGTATCTAAAAGAAAACGGAAAAAAGTCAGTCAAA